AGATTTTCCCTATATTGAAAGGACACCGTGAAATTAAATTTATACTTAGGAGCACCACTACCAGCTAAATCATCAGGTACAGTTTTAAGCATTGAACCTACATCTTTAGTAATATCATCAGGTATCCTAAATGTAGATAGTTTCCACACTGGGTCAAAATGTCCAGTAGCACCCGGTTGAGTGAATAATAATCTTCTAATTAGTAATGCAGTTTGTGTACCTAGAAATCCTCTAGCACTTATTAAATTATTTTCACCAATTTTTTCAAATAATAATTCCTTAATACCTTGTATAGCTAGCCCTGATCCTATATTAGCACCTACTGCACCAGCCTTTCTGAACAGGTTATTTTTTATATTGTTATCTAAAATTGACATTTACATACTCATTTAAATTATTTATTACTGAAAATAAAAAGGGGCAAAAATGCCCCTTTAATTTAGTTAATATAATTTTAAATTATACACCAGCACCACCAGTAGCATTAACACGTACCCCGGTGATTACTTGACGAGCTTGATCAAACCTTAATACAAGGTTAATTTTCATAGCTTCATTAGCTGTATAATCCAAATTTTCATAATCAACACTGGAAATGTAGCAGCCTTCAATGATCCAAGCTTCTAATACTAGATCATTACCATCTAACATTTCTGCACGAACAGCAAATTTGTAAATAGCACCACCGATAGCTGCTGGTAATCTAGGAGCAGGGAAATTTCCTATAATTTGTTGTTGTAAGTTGATTTGATCTTGAACTGATTTAGTTACAGTTCCACCAACATCATCTTCAAACACTACGTTAGTTGGTTGAAATGAATGTTTACCAGCAATATATGCGGTAGAATTATATCTATCTAATACAATTTCAGCAAATTCAAGCTTTGGTCTATCAAAGGTTACAGCTTGCACACGTAGTGGGTCTGGATCTCCTGCAATACCAAGGAAATTAATTCTCCAACGGTTTTTTAATTTTGGTTGGGCAATTCCATTGCCATCAACTCCAAGGTCAGTTATCAAGGCCATTTTTAAACTCCTAAATAGATAATACTTTATTATATTTAGTCTTTATTGGTTAAAAATTATGGAAATTATTTATAATTTATAGTTAATTATTTTTACATTTTAATAAATATATAACAGAGCAGATGAGTTATATAATAACTATGAATTTTAAGCAATTTTTACTATTAGAATACAGTAAACCAATCGATAATGAAATTGATTTGGTTTATCAACGTATACTTGACAATCTTGATGATGGTCATTTTGATGCATTAGATGATAAAATAATGTTCAATGTTGGTATAATTATCAAAGATAGTGCCTATAATAATTTACATTTCGTAATACGAAAAGCTAAAGAAAATAAAGTAAGATTAGGCAAGGGTAAGGATGGTAAACCAGCTATTGTAGTGGATGCTAAAAAAAGAAAATTACCTTCACGAAAAAATATAGATACATTTCTTGAAGATGTAGAATTAGCAAAACAAATAAAAGAAGAACTTAAAAAATATTTAGAACTATATTTCGATGGAGATGCTGAAGTAGATGCTAGTACTAATTACGAAAAGAAAAAAGGATTTAATAGTGGATTTGAAGACCATCTAACTAAATTAATAGCTGCTATAGATAAGAAAATTAACAATTTCCATGAAGCTAAATCATTTATAAACAACCGCCATTCTGGAACAGCAAATGTTGCCAAACAGGAACAATTAGCCGCTGCCAAAAAAGCATTACTAGATGATGAATTTGGGGGTACGTTTAATAATTTTAAGAGTATAGTTTTAAAATTACCAGAAGCAGAATTCGTTAATCATTTGGAATCTGAAGCTAAGAAAAAGGTATTATCCCGTTTAGAAAGTTATTATGAACATAAAGCTCATAATTTTACGGAAGAATAATAATGTTGGGATTTATAAAAAGTACTATATCAGAATTAATTACTGATGATTCTGGTAGAATATCTTTAGCAAAAAATATATTATTATTTGGTATGTTATCAGCTACGGCATTCTGTTGGAAATTAATAATTTTCAACACATTTAATGAATACTATTTCGGACTATATCTAGCTGCTATAACTGGTCATGCAAATTGGTCAAAGATCCTAGATAAGAAAAATGCAGCTGCTTCTGTATCAGAACCTGAACCTGCAACCGAAGAAAAGAAATAATTATCTATTCCATACCCATTTAGAATTACCGCAGTCCCAAATTCTATAATATCCTTGATCCTCACGTATTTCTTTTTCAGTTTTATTAGGATCATCCTTAGAAGTTTTTCGTAAAGTATATCGGTTAATACGTTTCAGCTCATTTGGTAAGAAATACCAATAATTAGGGAAAGTATTTCTATCACATTTAAATCCAAGTAATTTATAGATATCACCACTACTCCATCGTCTATCAGCATATGATATAACCGTATCTATGTTATAATTTTTCTTAAAATATGAAAATAATTTACTTGCACCACCCACAACAGTGGTATTTAATAAAGAACAAAATCTATTAAGTTCCCAACTGTTATAATTTTTTCTAGAGATATTATTTTTACAAAATGTCATAACTGATACTAGAATATCACCGCTAAATAACCCCAACCTAATATTGGATCTACCCTTAGATTGTATGTGATTATTTTTACAAAATATAGAACATTCTTTGGAACTTATTTCTTTAACTACACAATTTCTAGCATATATTTTATTATGTATACCGTTGAGTAATCCTCTTATCCTACTTTTAACAATATCCGGGTTGTTTAACCACTCATCTTCAAAAACGGTTATTAATTTTATATTATTTTTAGATAATTCGATATATTTTTTATAGTCATTCCATTTGGATTTATTATTATATTCCAACACAATTTCTGAATGCCAATATAATCCGTTATATTCAAATGCTAAATTTAATGATGGTACGTAAATATCCATTTCAAAAATCATATTAGAATATTTTTGTCTATAATTATGTAAAGCATCATTTTTTATAGATTTTATAAAAACATATAATTGTATCTCTCCTTCACTTCTATGATATTTTCTAGGATGGCAGTGTGGGCATATATCTGTATTAATTTTAGATTTAGTAAAATATTGTTTAGTAAATTTAAAAATATTACTACATTTTAAACATTTCAATTCTAATGGTTCAGAAAACCCACAATTTATATCAGATAATAATTCTAAATTTACTGAAATTATTCTAGATAAAATATCAATATGGGATTTTTCTCTCTTGATAATATTAACTATTTTACTTTTTTCTGATATAATTTGTTTAGAATAATCTGAATGTGTTCTTCCTCTAAAGAAAGCTATATCTATACCTTTAGCTATCTTAGTATCAATAGCCATATTAGCTCTATTACTTAATTCATCATGATTATCATTAGCATATAATTTAATACTATTAGATATTTTATCCTTAGTCTCTTCAGATGTTTTATTTCCTAAATTCCAATGTACTATTTCACCATTATTAATTTTATGCTTTCTAGTAGTTGATAATTTATCTTTATGTTCTTGTATCATAGGTATACCTTTATTCCAAGGTATTTTGCCTTTTTTCACGGTTGACATCTTATTTTTAGTTTCAAGACTATGAACTTTCCCATAATTTGGGTTATTATTTCCTTTACGGGCTTTCGATAATTTAGTTTTATATTCAGTACTGCTTAATGAATCTATCCCATATTGATCTTTATAATAAGCAGTAGTCACATTATGTGATGCTAAATGTTTATTTGTTATAATAGATTTAAATTCTATATTACATATTTTACATATTATGGACATAATTTACCAATAAAAAAGGGATCATACAATAATTGCATGATCCCTTAAAATTATCAAATATTTAATACTTATTGACTTATAGTTCTTCCACCAATATCGGTTCCAGTATTAACAATTCTAACAGGAACGTAAATAAATTCGACAGCTTTAACAGGTTTAAGGGCAACTTCTACCCATAATTCATTCCTATCAATCCTATCTGGCGTGTTATTACTATCATCACACACGGTCGCATAATCATATAACGCTCTACGATCAATTAAATCACCTAAGAATGAATTAACAGTTGCTTGAACATTTTGACGAGTCAATGTGTCATTT